TATGCCAAGACTGCAACTAACGTAACATCTACTGCATCAACTGGATCAGTTCAAAGTAACGATACTCACTTTCAAGACTATGCTGTAGTAGGCGCATACAAAATTTATGCTTATTGTGATGATGGTGTTTTTGCTTATTGGATAGCCTTGATTGATGATAGTGGTACTGATAAGACTGCTATGTATAAAAAGCGACTTAATGATGATGCAACTGTAGCAGCAACTGAAATGTTTAGAACTACATCTGTAATAGTTAATGCTGCTCAGATGGAGTTTACCAAAGAACGTATTGTTGCTTGTATTAACAACAAGGTATTTGAAATATCTCCTACTGCTACTGCTTTACCTACCGCAGTTTATACGCATCCAGTAGATAACTTTGTTTATACTAGTATTACCTCATCTGGTCCTGCTATCTACATAGCAGGATTCTCTGGTAGTTTAAGTAATATCCAAAAGTTTACACTCAGCAGTGCTGGTGTAATGCCTACACTTACCTCTGCTATTACCGCAGCTGAGATGCCTAGTGGTGAATTGATTTTCAAAATCTATTACTACTTAGGCTATATGGTTATTGGTACATCTAGAGGTGTACGAGTTGCAGTGGTATCAGATCAAGACGGTTCTATTACTTATGGTCCGTTAGTCTTTGAGTCTGAACAACCAGTGTATGACGTAGCAGCAAGAGGTAGCTTTGTATTCTGCGCTACTAACGTAGATGGTGCGCCCGGAGTTACCCGCATTGATCTAAGTGAGCGCATTGGCGCTCTATCTTTTGCCTATGCTTGGGATGCTTACTATTTTCCAGAGACAGTAGCCAACAGAGTAACCGGTCGTCGCACTGTAGCTTGTGCTTTTTCTAATGGTACTGACAGAATAGTTTTTTGCACTAATAAAGTTGGCACTAGTGATGGAAGTGTTTACGTTCAGTCTGATACCAGATTAGTTTATGAAGGTTCATTAACTACTGGTCGCATTAGATACAATACCCTTGAACCAAAAGTCTATAAGTTGCTACGACCTAGAGCAGACTTAACTTATGGCTCATTATCTGCGCTAACTATAGATAAGAATGATGTCGAATACAATGTTGGTGGATGGGCACAAGGAACTATAGTTGATGAGGTTATTACTTCTTACCCTACTGGTTCACAAGAGTTTCTAAGTTACAAGTTTACATTACTTAGATCCAGCACTGATAATACTAAGGGACCACTATTTAGTGGATACCAGATTAAAGCATTACCTGCTACACCTAGACAGAGACTCATTCAGTTCCCAGTGTTTTGCTATGACCAAGAGACTGACTCTATAGGAAACCAGATTGGTTATGAAGATAGAGCCTATGATCGCATCAAAGAACTAGAAGGTATTGAAGCAACTGGAGATACAGTTCTTATTCAAGATTTCAGAACTGATGAAAACTTTGTGGCTATGATCGAAGAACTAGATTTTATGTCAATGACCCCACCCGGACCTAGATTCAATGGCTTTGGTGGACTACTAATGATAACAGTAAGGACGGTATAAGGTGGCTAAACCATTTCTTTGCGCGGCTGGCACAACACTACGCAAACAAATAGATGCCAGATTCCCACGTCGGGATAAATCAAGTGACGGCTGGATTGGAGATGCTGCTCATCAGGCTCGTCCTTCAGACCACAACCCAGACTTCTCAGCAGGTGGTGTGGTTAGAGCCATTGACGTAGACAAAGATCTAAGCAAGGACAAGAAGGCTAGTTGGGAACTAGCTGACCAGATTCGTATTGCTGCTAAGACCGACAAGCGAATTAAGTATGTTATCCATCAGGGTCAGATTACATCTGCCCGATCCTTCTGGCGGTGGCGCAAGCACAGCGGCAACCCACACAACTTCCACATCCATATCTCATTTAATAAGTCAGGAGATAAAGATGGAGCAAAGTTCGACATACCCCTGCTCGCTAAGCGAGTGGTTAAAAAGTGAGTCCGGTGGATTGGGCTGCCCTAATTGTGTCTATTATGACGATAGTGGGTGGCTTTGCGGCAGTAGTTCGTTTTCTCGTTAAGCATTACCTATCAGAACTAAAGCCTAACGGTGGCAGTTCTATCAAAGACCGAGTGACCCGACTAGAGGGTAAGGTCGATCAGATCTATTACCTACTGATCCACAAGAAAGATAATGATGAACAGATTTAAACAGTTCTTAAAAGATAATCCAACTAGAGTTGCTGCGTTTGTATCTAGCGCAGTTGCTCTGGTCGTAGCGTTTCTATTCCCAGAAGTTCCAACTGAAGCTGCGGTTGCGTTCGTCTTGTCCTCACTAGGACTAGGTGAATTTGCCCAGCGCAAAGAGAACAAGATGTGGGATGAAGCCCTACACACACCCGTTCCAGAGGGTGAATAACACCTCTGGTATAGTATGCCCCCTGACTGATTCGCCCAGTCAGGGGGCTCTTTTCTATTTAGCCAACCCGAAGGGGGTAACGAAGATGAAAGAAAAGATATTGATGGCGGTGGTTATGTTACTGGGCAGTACCGAAGTGGTACCAGTGACACAACCTTACCAATGGCCGGAGAACCACTTGGCCCTAGAACGCTTTGTAAGCGATTCTAAGGTACGTTACACTGGTTCTAGGTATTGGGACATAGGGCGTAGTAAAAAGTACGCTCAGGCCCTGCTAAGGGGCAGAGACTGGCAGTCGCAGTGGAGTTGCTTAGAGACACTCTGGCACAAGGAATCCAACTGGCGACCGAGGGCTTACAACAAGACCCCAGTCTATGTGAATGGAGTGAAGTACAACGCGGGTGGGATCCCGCAGTTGTTAGGGCTAGACCCAAAGCTTCACGCTAGAAAACAAATACAGAAAGGATTGAAGTACATTCAAAGCCGGTACCCAAGTGGGCCTTGCCAAGCGCTTGACTTCCACTTGCAAAAGAACTGGTATTGATATAAACTAATTTCGTAATCGCAATCCACTTGCGGTCGCGTCATTGGTAAAGAAACGCCGAGCCTAACCTACTCGGCGTTTCTTTTTTTTTGTGCTATGCTAGGCGAGCCGAAAGGTGGGGGGCCGAAACCTCAGTGACAGTGACGGGCTAGGAATCTCTTTCCACTCAAGAATTTGTTTTTTAATTTTTGAGGGGAGGGGGAGCCATTTCCTAGTTCAAGTTCAGGGCTAGGAAATGGCGACCAGAAAGAACTGGAAATGATAACTAAGAAACTATGCCATTGTGGTAACTACGTACAAAGCAAAGGCGTAGTAAATGGAAAGACTAGATACTCTAACGTTTGCACTACCTGTAAAAAGAACAGAAGAAAACCTGTTCAGAAAAAAAGATACTGCGAAGCGTGTGGCTTCATAGCTTTGCATCCTTGTCAAATAGACTTGGATCACATAGATGGTAACAAAGCAAATGAAACAGCAGAGAACTTGTGGTCTTTATGTTCTAACTGCCACCGCCTAAAGACATTCCTCTGTAGTGATTGGACAAACAAATGACAAAACCGCAAAACATAACTGAGTTCTACGAAGTAACCGAAAAGTATTACGGACAACTTCATAGAGTTCTAGTATCAAAACAAAGAGATTACGGTCCGGGAAATATAGCGAACGCACCCGGCGGTCCGCTTAACGGACTGCGGGTGCGAATCTATGACAAGGTTTCTCGTATCAATAATCTAACGGAGAATGATGCAAAGCCAGAGAACGAATCCCTAAAGGATTCTTTTCTTGACCTAGCTAACTATGCTATTATCGCTCTACTGGTATTGGATAACAAGTGGCCAGATCCTAAGGAGTGGAATGGAATATCCTAATTGGTTTAACACTACTGGTAAGCATTACTTTGAGAAGCACTTACTACCGCTAGCCGGAACAAAGTTGCGAGCACTACAAATTGGTGCGTTTACTGGTGATGCTACTGCTTGGCTAGTGGAGAATGTGCTAACGCACGACGAATCTAAACTCTTTGACGTGGATACTTGGCAAGGATCTGATGAAGAAGTCCACAAGGACTTCGACTGGTCTAATGTTGAGAGAGTTTATGATGAGAAG